CCTCTAGTTGATGTTTGTGAACTGACTAAGCGCCAGTCTGTTTTTGTTTCGATTAGGCTCTTATAGGCACTGATTAATGGGTTCAGTAGCTTTGCAGTTTCCGCCTCGGTTGGCTTTTCATTTTTTTCTGGGTTTGCAAGTCTTAACTCTAGTTTCAGCTCTACCATTATTACATTACCTCCCATAGAAGTTTTAGGACTAAGCCTAAAGTAATGCAGTTTACGGTCAGCCCTATTTTATTTAATTTTGTTTCCGGCATGTAAAAGAGTTTCATTTCTTTATGGTCCCTTTTATCAGGGCTGATTTGGTTCTGTTTATGTACCTCTTTTAGTAGAGGCACCTTTGTGATTGCTTTTTGTTTATTTAGACGATGTTTTTCGCCTAAAAGAAACTCCGTGTGCTTGATTTCATCTAGAGTTTTAGTAGGGTGCTCCCTTTGCAACGCTCTTCTTCTCCAACTGTGAATAGTGCTGTACGGCACATTGTATGCCTCAGCAGTTTCTGTAACCGGGTTACAGTAAGGTTCTAGCATTTGCGCTACAACTTCATTCATAAATTTTTCGGAGTAAGTTGTTTTACCCCATTTCTTTTTTCCATCCATTTTTTTTCTGTCTCCTTTTTTTTATTATTACTCTATTTTATTTAGAGCTTTTTCAATATGTTTTTTAAAATCATTTATAGCAACGTCTGCTGCTTTTGGGTTTGTGTCCGCTACTATTTGCGCGGCAGTAATTAGCAGGCCGTCTAGTAGTAGGTAAGCAGTCCCGTCTACGTCTGCTTTTACGTCTACGTCTTCGTTGGGCAATTCTTTGACTACTATTTTTATGGTCCCTTTTTTCATTTTTTTTCTCTCCTTTTTTTATTAGTTTATTATTTATTCCATATTTGCCATTACTACAGCTACTATTATTTGAGCTACAGCGGCTATAGCTGTACACCATATTAGGGTGTTACAAATTAATTTTATTATTATTAATATTAGTTCTATGTCCACTTTTTAGCTCCTTTTTATTATTATTATTATATATAAATATAGGAGACAGGGGAATAGTTCCCCCGTCCTATTATTTATTTTTTAAAATGCTTTATCATCATCATCATCATCATCGTCATCGTATTTGGCTGTTGCTGTTGCTGTTGCTGTTGCTGTGTTAGTTTGTGGAGTCCTATCAATGAATGACCATTGAGCGCCCCAAGTTGTGTCATACTCCCAAGTGGCGTCTAATTCTAAGCCAATTAGGAACTTTCTGGTCATTACTTCTTTGTTGACCATTTTCTTGCCTGTGAAATACTCTCTTTCTATTGCAGATAGGAAGAATGCTAATCCACTTCCTTGCTTAGAGAATTCTTTGGTTTCTTGATCTAGTTTGTAGAAACAAGTGATTGCTGTATCTCTTTCTACCTCGTCCAATACTCTTACACTTAGGTAAAGGAACGGACTACCTTTCGGTGATTGTCTCCAATCAATATCTAGGATCCTGATTCTGTGTTTCCCATACTCTAGAGGCGGTAATGTTACCGTTTCTCCGAATAGGTTGTCTAGGAAGTTTGCTTCCATTTGTTCTGCTGTTAGTTTTTTGTTTACTGTTTTGTTTGCCATTTTTATCTACTCCTTAATCTAATATAGTTTGTTATGTTGTTTCTCTGATGTCAAAAAAATCACAAGAAATAAATTTCCTTTTAACAACCCACTGACCGATTAGTCAGCAGGTATGTTGATAACACGAGTCTCTAAGTTGTACCGTTTAGCGATGTTTATCATGGATTTAGTGCCCTTAGATCCAGGTGCTAAAAAGGCAATTAGGTGTGTGGCCTGTTGAGCCATTAACAGATTGCGTTTAGGTCCAGCTGATTTACCGTGTAGTTTCCAGTCAGCCCCAATCACCAAGACTGGTATGCAATTGTCACGAGCATATTGAATGGTAAGGGTATCAGCACCCGGAGCGTCGCCAGAGATAAGACATAGTTTTGTATGGTCTATGTTTTTAAGAATTTGGCTTACGTAGTGCTTAAACTGTTTGTAATTATCATAGCGACGATGACCAGCTATAATAATACGATGTTCATAATTCATTGTTTTGTCTCCTTAATATTTATTTAAAAATCACCAGAAATAAATTTCCTTTTTTTTTACTGTATTAATGGAGGAGGAGAGGGGACACAGATAGTTGCAGAAATGAGGGGAACAAACCGTTCCACACTAAGGGATACACGTAACATTTTACAATTGGAAGGGAATTCCCAGAAATGGAAGCGAAAGTGGCGGTATGGTGCTTGGGTATTTTTTCAAATTGATGATTTTTGGACATTTTACACAGGTAGATTTCCAGCTGGTTACCAGCATTGTGGTGTAACTGGATAAGTACCTGTGTACCAGTAACCGTATTTACTCCTTTTTTTTTCAAATTTTCCTTACATGCTTTTTGTCGCCTCTCTGTTACTTTCCCAGGGAATTATTTCCTTTTTTCTTTTTTTTATTATATATATATATATTTTTATTATTTATTATTATATATAAATATTAATAATATTATATAAATAATGTATTTTGGAATTCCATTTATGGTAAAATGTACCATACCTAATATTTAACAAAAAATAACAAAAACTAACAAATTTCCTTTTTAAGATATGCGCTCAAATATATACCTATCGACTTGTGCTATTGAGAGTAAAAAAAAGACGGCCATACGACCGCCTCTTCTTTTTTTAATTATGATGCAAATGTTGCAAGCACAACAACTATTACTATACCTGCTAAGCATAATGCTACCACTAACTCATCAAATGTATACATCTTCTATCACCTCCTTATAATTTAAAATGGAAGCCCTGTACTTGAATAGTACGGACATTTCTCCATTGGGATTATAACGTGCCCAAATTCCTCACAGACATCTATATACTTTTTAGCCTCATAGTCTGTGTAGTGTGGTCCTTTATAAGCACATGTGTCACACACGCCACACACCGTCTCATCTAACTTCTTTTTATAAGTGTGATCAGTTTCACCACACTTCTCTCTATCTCTTTGAGCTTCTACATATGCGTCAATATCAAGTATATTATCTCTCATGTTCTATCACCTCCTCGTGTATCTGTTCCCATAGCACCCTGTCTTCTTCTAATTGATGCTGTTCTTTAGCTAATTGTTCTAGCGCATACTCACGCTCTAATTCCGCCTCTGTTTTCATTTGATCGTAACCTTCTTGACCATTAGTGTAGTCATAAAGCTCTTCCATTTCTATTTCCCATATTGTTTTACTCATTTTATACCTCCATATACTATTGTTTGGTTGCCTAAGACCAAGGATAGTAGGTTAATCCCAACTAGTTATACTAGTTTATATACAGTGCAGGGTTTTGTTTCCTCTGCGATTCTTTCATCTAAGTCGTCCTGATGTTTATTACCGTCTACCCATTTTGATGACGGAGTACTTTCTGTGTACTCACATACATCCATAATAGGTGTATTGCCAATGTATGAGTCTTTAGACTTGAAGCCTATAATCTCATCATCCTTCTTTACAGCTACATATTGCTCATCTATGAAGTCGAGAGGTGAAGCACCTATCTTATAACTCCACTTGATAAAGCTCAGTGTTGTAAAGGCATCAACTATATTAGCTCTTAAATCGAACTCTTTTAGTTGATATGATTGTGTTCTTATCCTAATGTCTTTAGCTGTGTACTCCTTGCTGTCGAACTCATCAGGAATGAACTCACGGTGTAAGTCCTCAAAGCGCCCAGTAGGTGCTTCTGTAGTAGCGTAATTGAACCCTAATGCTGTTGTATAGATTCTAAGGTATTGTTGCACCTCAGGGTTATTTAGGCTCTCCAACGTGAAATCAGATTTGAAGCCATATAGCTTAATTAAGTCAGCAATGTCTTTAGCATTCTCTGTCTCTTTAGCTTTAGCTTCCTCTAACCTAGTCACTTTAGACCTACGCTCGATGAAGTTAACCATAAACATTTGGTCATATGCTGTTAAGTCAGCTCTAACTCTGAATGTGTATTGATTGTCTTCTTCGATAACGTGTACATGTAACTTCCAGTCTGGTGCTGCGCCATATGGATTTAACAGTGTATTGATATACTTAGCTGTTTCCTCCACGTCTCTGTTGCTTATAACTAATGTCATGCTCTTTAGAGGTCTGAAGCGTAAGAAGTATAATGTATTAACAAAGTTGTATTTCTTATTGAGCTTCCTCTTATAGCTGATGTATTCTCTTAGGTTGTAGTAACCTTTGATGTCTGCTCCAGCTTCTGGAATCGGACGTCCATACTTGCGTAAGAAGTCCTCTCTGTCTTGCTTTGTAATGCGTTTACTAATGTAGATAACCTTTTTGTTATCCACTGGTGATACGTAATTGTCGTATCTGCCCATATTATCTCCTCCTTTAATTTGAAGAGACTAACCTACTTATCCTCCTTTCCTTGCGCGACCGCTTAGGCTTCGATCACTTGAGTATGAATACTCCCTTGAATACCCACAATTATAGATATTCTTACAATACTCATACGTATTCTGTTACCATACAACATCGTAACTATAGTAGTCCCACGATGATGTTTAGAGTGTAAGCACTCTATAGAACACCCATCTATTGATGGATGCTCTAACAATGCTTAGTCACACATGAAGCATATATGATGATACTCACCAGTGTGGGCATCGTCTGCCACTAATGACTCATCTAAGTAGTAGTACGCGTAGGCGCCCTTGATGTACACGCCGTAATCGTCTAATTGGTCTAATGATGCTGTGTCTGAAGATGTCCAATCGCGTACGTATAATCTTATTAATGCTGTTGCACTACACTTGTTTCTTCTAAGTGTATATTTCATAACTATCACCTCCTTTCATGTATATATTGTTAAAGAATAGCCTCGACTATCTCACTTGTTAGATTTACGATGGGGGTTGGGGTTTAAAATTTGTATATTTACCCGTATCCTATATCCTATGTACCTATTCTTCCTTTTTTTATTTTCTAGTAATTACCATATTCGTTTTACATATTCGTTTTACATATTTGTTTTACATATTTATTTCATAATAGTTTCACCATATTTATGTTAGAATAGAGAAAAAGGAGGTAATTATGAATACAAATAAAATTACAATAACTATCGTTGATGACAAGGTAGCAGTCAACATCGACAAAAAATTGACCCTACCAGAAATTTTACAAATATTGGGAACAGCATCTCTTCAGGCTATGAACACAACTTACCAAGCCTCAGAACAACACGCAGAGCCAGAGAGGCTAAAATTGCAGGCCCATATCTATGACATGTACAACTATTTAGCTAGTAACATCCTGACATCCTTTGCACCAGAGTTCGATAAAAACCCGGACCTCACAACTCAAGCTATTTTAGAAAAGGAGAATGAGATCATTGAGCGAAAATACAACGCCATTCAAAAGTCTAATTCAAAATCAAAGCCAGCAAAAGCAAAAGCAAAGCCAACAAAGCCAACAAAACCAACAAAGCCAAAAAATAACTAGAGATTTCACAATCTGCCCCCGTTGCAAATCCAGAACCCAACCTACCCTCGCCTTAAATGGAGCTCCTAGCGATAACTGGTTAGAGTGTAGCGCTCAGAGCTGTAACACTTATATAAATACTTTCATCCCTCAGGGGTACCAGCAGAAATTCCATAGAGACAACCATAGGGTTAAGGGTAATTTCGGGGGCTATGGTAGCGGAAAGACAACAACCAGTAGACAAGAATGGTACAAGCATATGTTTTTGTCACCAGGTGGTAACTCCATAATGGGAGCAAACGTAACCTCTCAGTATGAACAAACCATTAAGAGGGACATTGAAGCAGACCTACCAAGAGCGTTTGTCGCTAGAGTCAACACACAGAAAGCCTACATAGACTTCATTAATGGACACCGACTTATGTTTAGACCATACGATCAGCCAGATAAACTAAGGTCGTATAATGTAGACTTTTTCCTCATCCTGGAGGGGTCGGAATGTAAGATGAACGCGTATACCCAGCTTCAAAGTAGATGTAGAAATCTAGCGGCAACCGCACCTAAAAGAGATGAAGACGGAGAGATAATCTACGACTACACAGATGAAGGGGTTGCAATCCCTCAACTAGAAGCAGACTGGAGAAAAGGCATAGTTGAGAGCAACCCAGATTCAGGTTGGATTAGAAGTGAGGTCCTCTACAAAAGTGGGTCCGTACAAAAGCATGGAAACGTAATGGACCCAATTCAGAGCCCTTTAGAAGAAAAGGATAAGGACCAGGCACTGGCAAGCCACATATCAGCCAGCGACGTAAACAGGTTTCTACCACCTACATTCCTTAGAGACCTGTCAGCTTCAAAACCACATTGGTGGATTAAGAGAATGATCTACGGGTCTTTCTCATATGCAGAGGGCTTAGTCTACCCAGGTGCACAGAAATGCGTCATCCCGCAGTCCGCACTACCGACTATCCCAAGCCATTGGCCAAGGGTCATCGCCTTCGACTACGGCTTACGTGATGATAGCGTTTTCCTATTTGCGGCAATAGACCCAATCCATGACATTATCTTCATATATAAGGAAGTCAGGACCAACAACAAAAGTGTTAAAGAATTAGCGGCGTTGTTTAAAGATGAGACAAAAGACATTCCAGTAGGCGGAATGTTGATGCCTCCAATTATCGACCCTAAAAGCGCACCGAAGCGGGACTACGATAAGAAGAGCCTAAGCGATCACTTTTTAGAATATGGAATTGTTTTCAAACCAGGGCAGATCTCAATAGACGCCAGGGTCTTTAGGTTGAACACCTATTTAGAAAGTGGTAAACTAAGGATAGTTGATTGTTGCACAGGGCTTATCCAGGAGATCTCAAACTACAAATTCTTACCTAGGTCTTTAGACCTAACCGTTTACGTAGCCGACAAACCAGAAGACAAAAACAACCATGGAATCAACCCGTTAGAATGGATCGTTATGGAGTTACCAGAGGACCCAGCTAAATTACTATCGTGTGTTTATGACAGGGGCGTTTTAGTTAATCAACGTAGACGAATTGAGGACAAAAAACAGATAGCACTTCACCCTTTATCAGATTATGACTACAACAACCAACAACAAGATGAGGCGTATAGTTACAATAACGGATTTCAATTTTAGGAGGAAAAGATGAGAGCAAAAGGATGGATAAAGCATTTTAGACCAGTAGCAAGGAAAACAACTGACTTAACATTTTCAGAGGCTTTAGAAGAAATGAAGCTCGGGAATAAAGTTGCAAGGGAAAGATGGGGCCACCACGGCAATAATATTTATATAGGTATACTAGAGGGCGGTGAATATATGACAGAGCCATACATCTATATGTACAAAGAGGTAGAGGGTAAAGTTGTAACATTCCCTACACCACTTAGTTGTGAAAGCTTATTAGCTAATGATTGGAAGGTGGTGTAATGATGGCATTAACAGACACTATTGCTTACATGCAAAGTGACAGTCACCAATCCCGCTTTTTAGCAGAGTACTATCAATTAGACTGCAGGCTTGATGCCTTAACTAATATGCTCGATAAGCACAAGAAAGGCACATTGCCGTTCGAGCCTAAGTGCCCAATAGCACTTTTAGAAGCACAGCAAAAAGCTATGGAGGTATACAAAGAGGCGTTGATAGAAAGAGCTAGAATAGAGGGGATAATATTATGATGAACTTATTACAGGAGCTTTTAAACGGGAATGGTTTCGAGGTACACATAACCGTAAAACCTCTAGCACCAAGCCCTGCAGAAAAAGCGGACACACCATGTCCGTCAACAAAAAGCGAACAAAAAGAAGAAGAAGGAGATAACGAAGAAGTAGCTTCTTTAGCTAGTGTAATTTCGGAAGTTAACAAAATCATGGAGGTGGATGTAAGTGGAGATGAACAATCAGACTGAGCACACAACCAAGGCCAAGAAAGGAAGGCCTAAGAAAGAAGAAGAGCCAAACCCAATAAGCCTAAGTAAGCTTAAAGAGTATTGGGACAGCGCCCAGGGGCAGTACACTAAGGTGCAGAGAAAGATGGCATTACTTGATTCTGTAGACCGAGGAGGGTTATGGAGCGCTATAAACGCAAAGTTCCCACCTTATCAGATCTTACCAGATACAAACCACACCGCGTACATTAAGAATAACATCCTTGCTTCAATCTACACAGTTGCTAAGTCAGCGGATATCCTGCCAACTTCAGAAGAAGATAAGGACATAGTTATGCAGTTAAATGTAGCAATGACGCAGATCTGGGACTTATGTGACATACCATTCATCCAGTTCCAAGCAGGAGAAAGAGCCGCTCTACTCAACTTAGGACTAACACAAGTTGGCTGGAGTGAGAATATGCTAGAGGTCTCAAAGAACTATACAACCAAAGGGAACATCAATCTAAAGAACCAGGATCCTACCAAGTTTATGCGCGATCCATTTGCAACATCTTTAGAAACCGCGCACTATTGTATGACATTCGACTTATTTGATAAGAATGTCTTTTTAGCTAACCCGCATTATAAGGAGCCTTTTGAGAAGTACCTTAGAACTAAAGTTAAAGATAATGACGCAGAAAATGCTATGTCAGAGCACTTGCCTATCAACAATATTGAAAGAGCAAGGAATGCGGCCGATAAGTACTTCAAGCTTATTATCTACTGGGTTAGAGAAGGAGACAAGGTGCATGAGGTCCATGTGGTGGATAACCAGGCTATACTTATGACTAAAAAGAATATAAAGCCTAGCAGATTCCCATTTGCACAACTGTATTGTAACTTACCTGTAGGGGCAATCGTTGGTACATCAGAGCCAGCTAAAACATTAGCTAACTCAGTGGCGTACAACATTATGGACTCTTTAGCATTAACTGCAGAGTATAAGAATCAAAACCCTCCAAAGTTTGCTAACACTCAATCAGGATTAAACATTCAGAGTTTTGCTAAATACGGAGACCAAGCTAACAAAACATTTATTGTAGCCGGAGATGCTTCAAAAGCAGTTCACTACCACGAGTTCCCAAAAGTAAGCCCAATATTATCTAACCTAAAGATGAGTTTAGAACAAGGTATGGAGGCTGTCTCAGGGGTAGACGGGAGGTACACAGGTAGAGACACAGGATCAATCATCACTACAGGTGGAACAGAAGAGATGCTTAATAGAGTTACTCTAATAGACACGCCTAAGATTCTTAACTACGAAAAGTACACCAGGGATCTAACGGCCCTTATATTAGAAAACTTTTTAGAACATGCGCCAAAGAGAAAGTACTTCTATAAGAAGCCTAACAAAACAAAATGGGAGACTTTAGAAGTAGATTTCCCTGATATAGACAAGAACACATTGTTCAACTATGCTTGTCATATCTCTTCAGAATTACCGAAGAATAAGCAAAGAGTTGCTGCAGTAGCTAATCTAATGATGGAGAAGCAACAACAATATAACAAAGAGGGTAATAATGTTCAGCTTATTACAGAAGAGGAGTGGCTGATGGCACAAGACTTACCTAACCAAGAGTATATGCTTGAGAGAATGGGAGTACAAAGACTACAAAATTCTGTAGAGGAAGTATCACAAGTTCTATTTAACTATGCAGAGTTAGTACAGAACGGCATGAAGCCAGAAGATGCAGTTATGGCAACCGCAGACGGGCTTAACCAAAGACGACAAGGTAATCTCCCTGACCAAGGGCCAATACCGGCTGTAATGCAACAACCAGGAGCACCTGGCGGTCCAACACCACCAGTTGGCCAAACACCTCCAGGGGTGTTATAATATAGTTAAAGGAGAGTGATATTTATGGGTTTAGAAATAGGTAAAAAGAACACAGGGGTGCACCACTGGTTCACCGGGCTACATAAAAAAGACGGAACGAAAGTTTCTTTAGCAACTATACTAGAAGGTATTAGCACCGCAGTAACTGGACTTTTAACAAGTAAGGTTATAGATGGCGCCGGAGTTAATCTACTAAAGGTTAACGCAGACGGATCTATTAATGCGGCGGCGGCAGGAGTAGCCCCAAATGACACTATAATACAGGGAACTTTAACTTTAGATGGAACAACACAACAACTAGCGGCAGACGTAGGAGCGAAGACCTTTACAGTGCAAGCGGCACCGGGTAATTCTGGGCAAGTGTATGTTGGGAACTCAACTTTAAACGGAACAAATGGCGGGGTGGAATTATCTCCGGGCAGCTCAAAAGATTTTACTTTAGAAAATGTGAATTTAGTATATGTAAAAGGCACTTTGAACGACATAGTAACCTTTATAG